CTGGTGTTACTGTAGCAGCAAGAAATCCTGGTTCTTGGGCAAATGGAATCAAAGTTGCTATTATTGACGCTAAAGCAGATCAAATCTTAAGTGGTATTGTAACCACACTTGCCAGAGTTGGTTACGGTGTAACTCAATCTCTTGACGGAAAAGCAGATGTTGGAACGGGTACTTCCATATCTTTAACTGGTTCTTATCTAAAAGGAATCATTACTGAGGTTGGTACAGGTTCAATTGCGGTTAAGATTCTAAGTCGCGTATCATCTGGAAATACAGAAACTATTGTTGATTATCAGCAAGATGGAACTTACTGCTTCACCGAAAGTGGAACTGTTGGTATCGTAACAACTGGTGCTTCTCTGGTTACGTTGGGAACAACATCTTATACATCCGAAATTGATTGGTTTAGTCAGCAAAATATTACCCTGACTAATTCCAACATCCAGTGGAATAATATAGCACAGGCTCCCGGAACTTCGGCATTTGCAGAACCAAGAGGATCTAGATTTGATGAAGTTCATGTTGTACTTATTGATGATTTAGGAACAATTACTGGTAATGCCGGAACAATTCTTGAGAAGCACTTAGGTCTTTCTAAGGCAACTGATGCAGAGTTTTCTGCCGGAAGTACTTCTTATTGGAGAAAGTATATTGCCGCCGGTTCTGCAACAATCTTTGCTGGCGGTGCTCCTGCCGGTCTTACCACAACAGGATATGATGCAGGTCAGTTTGATTTAACAACCGATAATGGATGGGACCAACCTGCAGAAAATGTTATTTTTGGTGCGGCAGGTTCTAATACCTACACATTATCAGGTGGTCTTAACTACGATGGCGGAACCAATCTTAATACTGCAGGTGCTCTTACTGCAACTCTGGCAGAACTTAAGGATGGATATGATTTATTTGAGAACACAGAAGATATCAAAGTAGATTTCCTATTAATGGGATCTGCTGGTTATGGAAAGGAAACTGCACAAGAACTGGCAAACAAACTCATTTCGGTTGCCGAACTTAGAAAGGATGCAGTTGCCTTTATTACTCCATATAGAGGTGCCGCTCTTGCAGACAATCCAGCAGAAGGAGACATTACTGTTAGATCACCAGAAGATATTACCAGAAATGTAATTAGTTTCTTCTCACCTATAGCATCTTCGTCTTATGCAGTATTTGATTCTGGGTACAAGTATATGTACGATAGATTTGCAAATACTTACAGATATGCCCCTCTAAATGGTGATATCGCTGGTCTATGTGCTCGTAGTGACATTAATTACTTCCCTTGGTATTCCCCAGCAGGAACCGCAAGAGGTGCTATCTTAAATGCCGTCAAACTTGCTTATACGCCAAGTAAGTCTCAGAGAGATCGTCTCTACACTAATAGAATCAATCCAATTATCTTCTCACCGGGAGCAGGTATTATTCTGTTCGGTGATAAGACCGGATTAGGAAGGACATCGGCATTTGATCGTATTAATGTTCGCAGACTCTTCATCTATCTTGAAGATGCTATTTCTCGTGCTGCTAAAGATGTACTGTTTGAGTTTAACGATGAAATTACAAGAACTAATTTTGTAAATACTATTGAACCATTCTTGCGTGATGTTCAGGCAAAGAGAGGTATCTTTGATTATGTCGTAATTGCTGATGAAACCAATAACACAGCAGCAGTTATTGATGCTAATGAGTTTAGAGCAGACATCTACATTAAACCAGCAAGATCGATTAACTTCATCGGTCTTACCTTTATTGCCACCAAGACTGGTGTTGATTTTGAAGAAGTAATCGGCAACTTTTAATTAACAGAGGTTAAAAACTATGGCAACCAGAAATCAATTAAATCCACCTCCTTTAAGGAAGATTACAGACTTCAAGAGTAAGCTGTCTGGTGGTGGTGCTAGAAGTAACCTCTTTGAGGTTGTTCTTTCATTCCCAGATGCTGCTCCTGCGGACACTAATGTTCTGGACAAATCAAGATTTTTAGTCAAAACTGCGGCACTTCCAGGATCCACGGTAACTCCATTAGAAGTTGCCTTTAGAGGAAGAACTCTAAAATTAGCAGGAGACCGCACATTTGAATCTTGGACGATTACCGTTATTAACGATACTGATTTTGCCATTCGTTCGGCATTTGAAAACTGGATGAATGTAATCAACCGAGTTTCTGATAATACCGGAGTCACGGATCCTGCACTATATCAGGCAGACGCATTTGTTTATCAGTTAGATCGTGACGGTTCAACTCTGAGAGCATATCATTTTTATGATTTGTTCCCAACAAATATCAGTCCAATTCAGTTGGCATATGAAACCGATGCTATTCAGGAGTTTACTGTAGAAATGCAAGTTCTCTGGTGGGAAGCAGTCAGAGGTAATTCTCCTGCTGCGGGTGGCGAAGATATCAACTAAATAAACTATAACAGGTAAGCATACTTTATAAGATGGCGAAACTTTTTGGTTTTTCAATTGAGGATAATGAAAAAAAATCCAAATCTATAGTCTCCCCCGTTCCTCCTAATAATGAGGACGGGGTTGATCATTATATCCAATCCGGTTTTTATGGGCAAACTATTGATATTGAAGGTGTTTATAGAACTGAATATGATCTAATCCGTAGATATCGTGAAATGGCACTTCACCCAGAATGTGATGGAGCAATTGAAGATGTCGTTAATGAAGCAATCGTAAGTGATTTATATGATTCTCCCGTAGAAATAGAATTATCAAACTTGAATGCCAGCGATAAACTTAAAAAGGTTATAAGAGAAGAATTTAAGCACATCAAAGAAATTATGGACTTCGATAAGAAGTCTCACGAAATTTTTAAAAACTGGTATGTTGACGGAAGACTATTTTATCTCAAAATTATTGATGTAAAGAAACCTGAAGATGGAATTCAGGAATTGAGATATATTGATCCCATGAAGATGAAGCATGTTCGTCAAGAAAAAAAGACCAACAATAATTCTGGACCAAATTTATCCGCACTCACCAATTTTAATGTAAATCAGGTTACATATCCAGAAATTGAAGAATATTTTATCTATACTCCAACCACAAGTTATCCGTCAGGCACTTTTAGTTCATCAGCAAAGAATTCGGTAAAGATAGCAAAAGATTCTGTTACTTACTGCACTTCTGGACTAGTAGATAGAAATAAAGGCACGGTACTGTCATATCTTCACAAATCAATTAAGGCACTCAATCAACTCAGAATGATTGAAGATTCTCTTGTGATTTACAGATTATCCAGAGCACCAGAGCGTCGTATTTTTTATATTGATGTTGGCAATCTTCCTAAGGTAAAAGCAGAGCAATATCTCAAGGAGGTGATGAGTCGCTATCGTAACAAATTAGTTTATGATGCACAGACTGGTGAAGTTCGTGATGATCGCAAGTATATGAGTATGCTTGAGGATTTCTGGCTTCCAAGAAGAGAAGGCGGTAGAGGTACTGAAATCACAACTCTACCCGGTGGTCAAAATCTTGGCGAACTTTCAGATATTGAATATTTCCAGAAAAAACTTTATAGGGCACTTGGAGTTCCAGAATCCAGAATTGCTGGTGGTGGTGATGGATTCAATCTGGGGCGTTCATCAGAAATTCTAAGAGACGAACTTAAGTTTTCTAAGTTTGTCGGACGCCTAAGAAAGCGTTTTGCAAATATGTTTAATGATATGCTTCGCACTCAACTACTTCTTAAGAATGTCGTAACTCCGGAAGATTGGGAGATTATGAGCGATCATATTCAGTATGATTTCTTATATGACAATCATTTTGCCGAACTTAAGGAGGCAGAACTACTTACAAATAGATTGTCACTTGTTACTTCTATGGAGGCATATATTGGAAAGTATTTCTCCACTGAATATGTTCGTAAAAAGATTCTTCGTCAAACTGATTCTGAAATTATCGAAATTGATGCTCAGATTGATGATGAAATTGAGAAAGGTATTCTCCCAGACCCTAATGCTCCAGTAGATGAGATGGGGAATCCAATTCCAGAAGGTGGTGAAGTTCCACCAGCAGAAGGAGTTCCAGAAGAAGTTCCACAAGAAGCGGTTGCTCCGGAACCTCCCCCAGAGCCTAAAGGTGGCAAGATATAAATAATCTTATAATAAT